TGCCAGGCGATGCAATGGCTCCGGTTCGAGCGTCTGATCTGGACGAAGGGCAACCGGACCTCGGTGGCCTACCACTGCGAGGCCTGCGATCAGCCGATCGGCGAGCACCATAAGACGGCGATGCTGGCCGGCGGCGAGTGGCGGGCGACGGCGCAGGCGTCGGACCCCTACACGGCCGGCTTCCACATCTCGGCGCTCTACTCGCCGGTGGGCTGGCTGTCCTGGGAGCAGATCGCTCGCGACTGGGAGGCGGCGCAGGGCAAGGCGGAGGACCTCAAGACCTTCCGCAACACCGTGCTGGGCGAGACCTGGCAGGAGCATGGTGAGGCGCCGGATTGGGAACGCCTGGTCGAACGGCGGGAGGACTTCCCGCTCGGCACCGTGCCGGCCGGTGTGCTGGTGCTGACCGCGGGCGTCGACGTCCAAGACGACCGGATCGAAGTCGACGTGTGGGGCTGGGCCGAGGGATATACGTCTTGGCTAATCGATCACGTGGTGATCCCCGGCAGTCCACGCGAGCGGGCGCCCTGGGAGGAACTGGCGAAGCTGCTGGCCAGGGACTGGCCGCGGGCCTCCACGGGCGCGATGCGCATCACCAAGGTTTGCGTCGACACCGGCGGTCGGGACACAGCGTCAGTCTACGGCCATCTGCGCCACCTGCGGGATCCGCGCATCGCGCCGACCAAAGGCGTGGAGGGCTGGAACCGGGCGCAACCTGTGCAGGGCCCGACGCTGGTGGATGCCCTGGTGAACGGCCAGAAGCTGCGCCGCGGGTTGAAGCTCTGGACGGTGTCGGTTTCGACATGGAAAGCCGACCTGTATCGCCGGCTCTGGCTGGGTCGCGGAGAGACAGAGGATTACCCGCAGGGCTGGGTGCATCTACCGCGGGCCATCGAGGTCGAGTGGATCAAGCAGTTGGTCGCGGAGCAGCTGCGCACGACCAAGGATCGGCGCGGCTTCACCCGGCAGGAATGGGCCAAGCTGCGGGAGCGCAATGAGGCGCTCGACTGCGCGGTGCTGGCGCGCGCGGCCCTGTGGCTACTGGGTGCCGATCGCTATGGCGACCGCTACTGGCAGCGGCTTCGGGAGGAACTGGCTGACGCGCCGGTGCTGGTGCACCAGCTTCCCGCCGCTGAGAAGCAGGCATCGCCGGCACCGCAGGCACCGGCACCTGCCGCGTTGCGCCCGCGGGCCTGGCTCTCGCCCCGCGGCGGCTGGCTGCGCTGATTTTTTCTTCTCTCACGTTGAGGATCCCATGACGCAAGAAATGATCGTCGCACAGGAAATCCCAGCGCCGACCAGCCTTGGCCTGCGGCTGGACGGCTCCGTCGCCCTGGTGAACAGCCGGGATGTGGCGGAGGCGTTCGGCAAGCGGCACGACAACGTCCTGCGCGACATCGACTCCCTGCTCGCGAACAGCGTCAGGCAACCCGACGGGGGCACGGACAGCTCCTCAGATTTGAGGGATGTTTCTTTTCAACAGCTTGGCGCCTGGTTCCGCGAGATTCGTCAAGAGCGACATGATGGGCCGGGTCGAGAGACACGCTCGTTCGACCTGACCCGCGACGGCTTCACCCTGCTGGTCATGGGCTGGACCGGCGAGCGGGCCATGCGGTTCAAGGTGGCCTACATCCAGGCGTTCAACGCCATGGAGGCGAGCCTGCGCGCCCATGGGCCGGACGAGCGCTTCCTGGCCGCCGTGCGCGAGATCGTGGCGCCGCTGGCGGTTCGTTTCTCCGGCCAGGACGAGGCGATCGATCGTGTGGCGGCGCGCGTCGATGGCATCGCCGAAGATGTGGCCTACCTCAAGCACGTGGCGCACACGCGGCGCCGCGCCCTGAGCGAGGCGACCAGACGCGGCCACCTTGAAGATATCCGTTCTCTTGGCGGGCGGTGCCCCTGCTGCAACATGGCCGACGTGGTGACAGCCGATGCCGCCCGCACGCCGTTCGCGGAGTTCGACCACTTCTATGCCAGCAGCCATCCCAACGGCGCGCATACCTGGTTGATCTGCAAGCCTTGCCATACCGGACTGACCGCCGGCCGTGTGCCGCGCGAGCAGCGCGAGGCCGAGTTCCGAGCCTACCAGAACAAGCGGCGCCGCCTGCCCGGGCGCCAGCAGACCCTGTTCGGCTGATATGAACCCGACCGTCCTGGCCTGGGCGATTGCCCAACCGACTGGCAACCGCTGGCGCGGCCTGGCCGATGCCTACACCGCCGGCACCACGCGCGTGACCTTCGAGGGCCGCACCGTCGAATACCGCTCCCTCGCCGAGATCGCCCAGGCGCTCGCCGCCGGCTACGCCGCCGAGCACCCCGCGCAACGCCGCCCCTGTGTGACCCTGGCCCGCTTCACTCGCGACGCCGGCTGATCGGAGGCCACCCCATGTCCGAAGACGATGTCGCGCAGAAGCTCGCCGTGCACGAGGCGATCTGTGCCGAGCGCTGGAAGCAGGCCGAGGCGCGGCTGAAGCGGATCGAGCTCGTGCTGCTGGCCATCGTCGTCCTGCTCTTGTTCGGCGAAGGCACCGTCGTCGAGGTCGTGAAGCGCCTGGTGGTGAAGTAGGTGCCGATGATCCCCACCCGCCTCCGCGAGGCCTGGCGTGTCCTGCGCGGTTACGCCGCGGCGCAGGACGCCCGCGCGTCCACCTGGGCGGCATCTGGTGGCAGCGCCAACAGCGAGGTGGCAAGTGCGTCGAGCGCCATCACCCGCCGCGCCCGCGATGCCGTCCGGAATGACCCATACGCCGCCCGTATCATCGACCTCTGGACTGGCAATGCAGTCGGTGCCGGCATCACCACGCGCTGGCCCGACAAGAAGCACGCCGATGCCTGGCGACGCTGGGCCGAGAGCACCGCATGCGATGCTGAGGGGCGGCTCGACCTCTATGGGCTCCAGGCGTTGGTGATGCGCTCGGTGGTGGAGAGCGGCGAATGCCTGGTGCGGCTGATTGTGTCGGAGCCCACGCCGGTAAACCCGATCGGTCTGCGGCTCCAGGTGCTGGAGAGCGACCATCTTGATGCCAGCCGCACCGGCACGATCGGCGGCGCCATCACCGTGCAGGGCATCACCCTCGATGCCACTGGCGCCCCTGCGGCCTACTGGCTGTTCCCGCAGCACCCTGGTGCCGCGTGGTATCTGCCGGGCAGCAACCAGTCCAGCGTGCCTGTCCCGGCCGCCGAGGTGCTGCACATCTATCGCAAGCGCCGCCCTGGCCAGTTGCGTGACGTGTCCTGGCTGGCACCGATCCTGCTGCGGCTGCGCGATCTCGGCGACTATGAGGCGGCTCTGCTGATGAAGGCCAAGATCGAGGCCTGCCTTGCCGCCGTGGTCACCGAGGAGGGCGACGAGGTGCTGACCGGGCCGGCGGCCGGCCTGCTGCGGGATGCGCAGGGACGGCCGGTAGAGGCCTTTGAGCCCGGCATGATCCTCTACCGCCGCGGCACCGGCTCGGTGGAAGTGGTGAACCCTTCCGGAGGTGGGAGCCACACCGCATTCGCGCGGCGGGCGCTCGAAGCGGCGTCGGTCGGGGCCGGGCTGACCTACGACCAGGTGTCCGGCGATCTCACCGCCGCCAACTACTCCAGCCTGCGGGCCGGCAAGATCGAGTTCCGCCGGCTGTGCGAGCAGGTCCAATACGGCATGCTGATCCCGATGCTCGTGCGGCCGATCGCCGACCGTTTTCATCAGCAGGGCGCGCTGCTTGGGCTCTGGAACCCCGAGGTGCCGACCGATGTCGCACATGTGCCCCCGGCGCACGAGATGATCGACCCCCTGAAGGACACCACGGCGCTGATCGCCCAGGTGCGGGCTGGGTTTGTGCCGCAGCCCGAGGCGGTCGGCTCGTTCGGCTACGACTTCCGCCAAGCGGTCGAGATGATCCGTGCAGCCAATGCGCTGCTCGACGATGCCGGCATCTCGCTCGATAGCGATCCCCGCCGCGTCGCCAAGTCGGGCTCCGCCCAGGACGCGGCGCAGATGGCGGCGGTGGAGATTGCCGCAACGGGTGCGGCCATGCCGCCGCGAGCCGAGCCAGCCACGACACCCCAGCAAGGCTGAAATCATGACCGAACCTATCGATCCGGGCGGGAGCGATCCCGCGCCGGCGACGACGCATGCCGATCGACTTCCCACCGGTGGGCATTCGATCATCGCCGCCCGCGCTCTCGCGGCACCGGCGACCGTCAACCGCGCCACGCGCACCGTCGAGGTGGTGTGGTCCACCGGCGCGCGTGCCCGCAACTACGTG